AGACAATTAGATATTCTTAAAGGACTTAAAATAGCTGTTGGCGCCCCTATGTATGGAGGTCTTTGTCACGGTGCTTTTGCAATGGCATTAGGTAATCTTCAAATGTTTTCTGATAGAGTAGGCATGCACTTAAGTGTTCAAACACTCTTTAATGAATCCTTAATCCAACGAGGTCGCAATGCAATAACACACCTCGCGCTTAAAAATGATCCCGATTATCTTATTTTTATTGACTCTGATATTGGATTTAATGCTCTTCAAGCAATTGAAATGATCCTTTGCGCAGAAATAAAAAAAGAACCTATTTTAGGAGCCACGTATTCTAAAAAAGAAATCAATTGGCCAAACATAAGAACCCACATTAATAATGGTGTTCATGATAGTTGGCTAGCCCACTGTGCTGGATCACACGTAATCATTCCAGCCACACACGGAAAACAAGAAGTTAAATATTATGATCCCCTTGAAGTAAAATATCTAGGAACCGGCTTCCTGCTTATCAGTCGTGCTGCATTCCAAGCAATTAAACCTTTATGTGGAACTTATGCTAACAACCACATTCCAATGACTCCCTTTGGTGAAGAAGTCATAGCTTATTTTGATTGTGAAATCCGTGAAGAACCAACTGTACACAAAAAGATCTATCTCAGTGAAGACTATCTCTTTTGTGCTAGAGCTATTGATGCAGGCATGATACCAAAGCTTTTACCCTGGATTAATCTCATTCACTTTGGTACAATTGCTTATGATGGCTGCTATGTATGTAGTCAAGGTGGTTATATTCACCCAGTTAAGGAACCTAGGAAACCCTAATGCTTACAAACACTGACATCGAATCAATCTATAGATCATACGGAATCGCTGCAGCAATCAAGGCTATTCAACGTGAGCTTGACTCTACAAAAAAGCAAGTTGAGCTACTCAAACAAGTAAAGAAAAGGAGCGCGGGGAGTGACTATAGACGGTAACTTAGAAAAGTATCCAGATTTTGTCTGCAAAAAAGTTTGCAACATTTGCAACACTGAATTTGTTGATAACACCAAGAATAGAAGCAAAAAATCATGCTCCCCTAACTGTAGGCGCAAATTCTGTGCCCGAATTGCTCTTGCCTGGCACAATGAAAACATCGATAGATATAATGAAATGCGACGTCGCCGCCGTGAACGAGGTCACACCCCCACACGGAAGCACAAAGATCCGGACTATTATGTTTGATCAAATCATGCGCACATTCATGAAAGTGGTCCTGGGTGTGGGGGCGGTGGCATTTTTAGGTGGATTTATTCTAGGTATACTATGCAGGAGATTTTTTTAATGCGCTCCACATCTAAAGATTACTTTCGTACCTGGACCGGAGTCAAAATCAAAGCTAAAGCTCCTGTCGCAGCAGATATTAGAATTTCTGACATTGCTCGTGGTCTTTCACTTACTTGTCGTTTTTCAGGGCAGCTTCCCAGCCTGTATTCTGTAGCTGCCCATTCGATTGTGGTTTCGGAATGGATCGAGCGTAATGGAGGCAGTCCTAAAGAAGCCTTAGCCGGTCTACTTCATGATGCATCCGAGGCTTATTGCGCAGACGTTCCATCTCCAATGAAGGCCCTTTGTAAAGACTACCAGCGACTTGAGAAGCGATTTCAGAAAGCTATTGCAAAAAGATTCAATTTAAAGTATCCTTTTACTAAGATCGTTCACCAAGCAGATAAAGAAGTATTATTTGATGAGCGTCTCTTTCAAAAAGGATGGAAAAAAATACCTATGGCTTCAAAGAATGTAGAAAAGCTTTTCTTACTTAGATTTAAGGAACTCGGCGGAGTATGATCTCAAATGACACAATTTTAATTTGTGCTGTTTTGTGTTTTTTATTTGGAATATTAGGAATTCTATTAATAAAATTAACTGGATTAATAATTAAAGAACAACAAAGAATTACTGATATTACTTATGATTATTATGAAAGTAACTTAGAACTTATGCATGTAATTATAAGAGATGCTTTGATTAATTCAAAATTGGAGGATCTTTAATATTTAAGTTATTATGAATTTAGACATAATCATCATTCTAGCTATCAGCATCTTCGGAATCGCATATTTGGTATTTGAACTCTTATGATCTGGGTTGTTTATTTTGTCGATGCCTTCGCAACTATATGGGCCATTATCTTAGGATTTGTGTTCTTAGGAGCTATGGGCGCAGTTTTTATGATGTTGCTTCGCAAAGCACAAAAAAGATGGGGCAAATTTTACAAACGCTTAGAATCTATTAACTTAAAAGATTTTGATTGGAAGGATATATGAAAAACAATATAATAAAAATTTTATTAATAATAGCCCATATCATTGCAGTAGCAGCTGCTTTAATGTTTTTAACAAGTTGTGGTAATACATACGTATATAATGTAGAACTTAATGAATGTTCATGTATTCAAAATAAAAAAGATGTGCTTATCATTTGCGATCTTAATGAAAACATTATTATCAAAAACGCTAAGTGTGAAAAAAGTCAAAATGACTAACAAAGACCTTAAAAAATTAGCATATTATCTTACAGAGCAATGTAGTATTTCCGCACATTACATGCAGATAAAAATGGTGAATATGAACAATGTAGTGAGATTTTGCATGCTCTCCAAAAAGTCAAAGATGAGACGATTGAAGAATGACTAGAGATGAACAAAAAGAAGCACTCATTCGCTATTTGATGTCTTGCATTTCTAGAGAAGATTGGCATGGTGCTTCAGATGCTTGTAATGACATTCGTGAACTTGAAGCCGAAATGAAATCTTGTGCTTGTAAAAAACCTGATTGCGATGGAAGCGGTGCAGTATGAAACCAGAAGCTCCTGATTGCGCTAGTTGTGATCAAATAACAAAACACACACATGAAAAAGAAATTTCTTTAGGAGGTCTTAAATATGATTCAGAAAAACCACCTATCTCTTTGGTCCCTAGTGAAGCTATTGTGGAAATTGCGAAAGTTCTCGGCTTCGGGGCACGGAAATATGCTGCTCATAACTGGCGAAAAGGAATTTTATATAGTAGGCTCATCTCAGCTGCCCAGCGACACCTATTGGATTTCAATTCTGGAAAAGATAAGGATGAAGAATCTGGATTGTCCCACATCGCACACGCTTTATGCTGTCTTGTATTTATTAGCACATTCGAAACAGAAAATAGAAGTGATCTAGATGATCGATACAAAAAAGAATCTGTAGGTAATTCTATCCAAAATTCAGATATAATTGAAGAATATATGAAAGTTATGGCAGGCGCAGTAAAAGAGCAATCTAAATAAAGGAGACTTATGGGAGAAAAACTTCAATGTTACGCAGTATCAACTTGGGCCAATATGCGAAATGCAGACTACAACCTTGGTTTAGATGCTGCAATTGATCATCTAAGATCACTCCAACGACAAGACTTAGAAGAAGTCATCGATGCTTTAACCGCAATGAAAGCCGAAGTAGATACCTCTAGACTTCCTGCCTAATGCTCTACACTTTTGTATGCAAAAAATGCGGACCTTATGATGCTCAAGCCTCTGTTGCAGATCGGGATAAAAAGCGTTCTTGTCCGGCGTGTGGGGGCTCAGTGATTCGCAATACGACCTATAATACCTCTTTTAGCCTTATTGGTTCCGGCTGGACCCCGAAATTTGGGAAATAGCTCTTGACAACAAATAAAAAATATGTCAGTGTTCTTATATGATTTCTTTTTCTAAAGATGGAAAGCCAATAGAGCCTGTGCTTCGAAGTGAGTTAATTGCCGAAGTCCGTCGTTTGCGTGATCTTATTACTGCTATTCAAGTTTGTTCAATTGGATCAGATTTAAAGAAAAAGATTGATACTATCGTTGAACTTAGTAATGAATTAGAACGTAAAAAAGAACCAGATATTTTTGATTTAACCTACGATTTATAAGGAAGCTATGGAATCCCCAATCAAACTAAGTGAAAATTTAATGAGTGCTTCAATCTCAAAACTTACTGAAGCATTAGTAAAAGTACAAGCAACTCTTGCTCCCGCAATAAAAGACAGCACTAATCCATTCTTCAAAAGTAAATATGCAGATCTTCAAAGCGTTTGGGAATCCGTAAGAGAACCTTTGGCTAAAAATGGTCTTGCAGTCGTGCAACTTACTGGCGGTAATGGAACCGTAATCACAGTCACAACTTTACTTACCCACATTAGTGGCGAATGGATCTGCGGAACTACTGTAATGAGCCCTTCTAAAAATGATCCTCAAGGTGTTGGTAGCTGCATTTCATATGCCCGACGCTATGCCTTGTCTGCTATGATTGGTTCTTATGCTGCTGACGATGATGCAAACCTTGCCAGTATGCCAGTAAAGATTGTAAAATGAAACACTTTTTAAAGACTTTTGCTTATATCTATTTAACTACAATTGCTATTAGTGTTGCAACAGTAGCTTTTTTAACTGATAACTATTTTATTGCTGTTGGAGTTGGTTTTATTGGTAATCTTGTATTAGAGAACTATGTTGTATATCGAATTAATCGTGATAGGGATTTTTCAGATGTCGAACAGCAAAAACTTTAATTTAACACCTCCCAAATTTCGTTATGAAGTCCAAACAGAAGATGGCGGACTTACTCATTTTGATGTATTCACCCGAGAAGCAGATTTAACTGACTATATTGATAAAGAAGCTGGGGAGCTTAGAGACGATTCTACAATTATTATAAAGAAAAGGAGAAATACCTAGGCTTGACGCTAATTGTAGATTGAAGTAATATTAATTAAACAACAAACAAAGGAAAAATAAAAAATGAGTAATGATGATAATACAATCACCCCAAGCTTAAGCGCGGATGATATTTACACAGGAAACAAAAAGGAATTTGCTACAACTCCTGCTGGAACATATCGAATGGCTTTAGCGGGTGAACTTAAAGTAAAGAAAACAATGGCCGGTGAAAGAAAACTTCAAATGTTTTTTAAACATGCCGATCCAGAAAATGCAGGCCTCAAAGGCGTAAACCTAACTGTAATGCTTGAAGGAACAGATAAAAATGGTCGTCCTAAAGCAAAGCAATTTGGAGATACCTTAGTAGCTCTTGGCGTTTCCGCTGAAGATGTTACATCAGGTGTTGTGTCTGTTGAACAGACTGGTGAGCTTGAGGAAGGCGCTGAATGGAAAGGTGCCTCGGCCCGTATTTCGATCCGTGGCGATGCAGTTGACTTAAGTGGCCGCGAAGCTATCATTAAAGTAGAAGAAACTACTTTCAATGGTAAGACCTCTGTCAAAGGTACTGCTGCTTACAGAGCTTAGTTCTAGAGTCTTTTTTCATGATCAGTTTGGCCGTTCTGAATTAAAAACGGCCAACTAAATATGTCACTAAAGCCATTTAAATATTTCGGTGCAGATGAGTTTCTAAAATCACATCTTAAAAAAGTGATTGATGGTGAATATGAGTTTGGTAGCGTTGAATTCCCCCACAATCCAACAGTTCTAGATCTTGGCGCAAACTTAGGTGCATATTCCTATTGGATACTAAATAAAATTCCTAATGCACATGTTATCGCTTTTGAGCCTTTAAAAACTAGCGCAGAATACTATCTCAAAAATATGCAAGCTTCTGGTGCCGCAACTTGGAGTTATTGCATAATCAATGCCGCAGTTTACCCTACTACAGATAAAGAAATAACACTGTACCTCTCAGATGTTAATTCAGGAATGCATTCTCTTGATAAAGATCTTACAAATACCCCCAATGCAGCTGAAGTGAAAGTAAGAGTCTGTCATCCAGATTTCTTACCCAACTGTGACATTTTAAAACTTGATGTTGAAGGATCAGAACTTCCCATTCTCGAATCTTATATGAAATTACATAAACCTCCCTCAATTATTTCAATAGAATATCACCATTTTGCTGCTCGCTATGATATTGAAAAAATATTAGATGAATACATTTTAATTAGTGGCTACATAATCCACCCCAATCTCGGCACCCTTACCTATGCACATAAAACAGCTATTCCACCAGACGGTATATGATAATTCTAAAATCAAAATCAGAAATAGAAGTAATGAAAGAGTGTGGCAAACGCTTAGCAAAAGTACTATCTGAACTTGCAGAACTTGCCTCTCCGGGACGCACTACAAAACAATTAGACGGTATCTTTGCTCGCATGCTTCAAAAAGAAGGTCTTAAAAGTGCTTTCAAAGGATACCGAGGTTACGAATACAATATCTGTGCTTCAGTCAATAGCGAAGTCATCCATGGCATCCCAAATGATCGCAAACTAGTCGGCGGAGACATTTTATCTTTGGACGTGGGAGCGATTTTAGATGGTTTTAATACAGATATGGCAATTACAATACCCATCGGCACCACCACTACAGATGCTTCAGATCTAATCCAAACCACAAAAGAGGCTCTTACCGAGGCAATTAAACTTTGTTCCCCTGGTTTTCGTGTGGGGGATGTGTCTTTTACAATAGAGCAATATGTAAAACTTGCCGGCTATTCTGTTGTAGAAGGATATACAGGTCATGGAATCGGACGTACTTTGCATGAAGATCCGAAGATACCTAATCAAGGTATACCTAATACAGGTATAGAATTGCAAGAAGGTATGGTAATAGCAATTGAGCCTGTAGTAGTCGCTGGAAATCCAGAAACTTTAGTACTTAATGATTGTTGGACAGTAGTAACTAGAGATGATTCTTTAGCTGCTCATTTTGAACATACTGTTGCAATTACTTCCGAGGGGCCTGTAGTCTTGACGGCGGTAAAGTGAATGATAGGATTGAAATTCTCGGAATCGATAATAAACAAGACTACTTCAGAAAACAGTTTGAACAATCCCTCGCTCGCTTAAAGATCCCTCAAAAAGTAAAGATCTTAAAACCAGAAGAAATCCCAACAAAAGGTTCCATTTTAGTTACTGTTGGAGACGTAGCAACACGATCCATTATTGGAGATCCAACTTTATCTGTTTCTGATTGTCACAGTTATATAGTAGAAACAGAAACAAACACAGTCATTCCATGTCTAGATTATAAAGAAGTCTTCAAAGATCATTTAACTACTCATTGGCTAGACTGGTCACTAAAGAAAGCAAAGCAACTTCTGTTAGGCGCATCTACTATTGATCCCAGCCCCCACACGATCCTAAAACCTGAACTTAAAGATGTAGAATCCTTTGTACACAAACTTGTGAACACCAATGAAGCTGTGTCAATCGATATTGAATGTGTTCCAGAAACCTGTGAGATCACTTCTATTGCTTTTGCAGCATCTACGACAGAGGTTATTTGTATACCCCTGGCCAATAAACATTTAACTAATTATTGGTCTCCTGAAGAAGAGTTAGTTGTGTGGGATTATATTCAAATGGTTTTACTTAGCGATAAGCTAAAAATATTTCAAAACTTCATATTTGATACGATGATCTTACGATATCATGGTATTGAGACACAGATGAATGTGGCAGATACAATGATTATGGCCTCTTCACTCAATCCACTACTTCCTAAAAGCTTACGTGATTTGGGGCGTATTTATCTTTATTGTGCTCCATGGAAAGATAATAAAGATTTTAAACTTACTGGGGATGTAGAGGCTTTTTGGAGATACAATGCTTATGACGCATCTAGAACATTTACTGTTTATTTGCGACAACTTGCTGAACTTTCTAGAACTGAGAAGATGGGTCATTATAATGAATATATTGCGCCTCTTATTCCTTTGGTGTATGATACATGTGTCCGGGGTGTAAAAATAGATGAGGAGTTTCTTAAGCAATTAAAAGATGCTCTTAATAAAGAACTTACTCCGGTAATGAATGTTTTATCTTCTATTGGAGATCCTTTAGTTGAGCCAAGAAAGATTCGTAAAACAATAAGAGATAAGGAGAACGATACAGATGAAAAAAAGGCCTTTAAAGAAGTGTTTGAAGAAAGCCCGCAAAAGTTCAACCCCAATTCAGATAAGCAGATCAAAAGTGTCCTCATTGCCCTTGGCTATCGAATCCCAACTAAGAAAGGTCGCCCCTCCACAGACCGTGAAAGTCTTCTTAAATTACATAGAAAGAATCCACATCCCTTTATTGAAAACTTACTTATATACAATCGGCTATCTAAACTCAAATCCACCTATGCAAGTCTCTTACTTGATGAAGATAAAAGATTACGCTTCTTCTATAATATTGCTGGCACAATTAGTGGAAGATTCTCTGCTCAAAAAACACCCTGGGATACAGGGCTCAACATCCTCACGATACCAAGACCGAGTGAGCAGTCCACATTAAATATTAAGAATTTATTTATACCTGATGAAGGAAAAATCTTAGTTGAGATTGATCTTTCACAAGCTGAGCTTCGAGTAGTTGCTTGGCTTTCAAATGAACAAAAACTAATAGAGCTAATGGAGAATAATGAAGATGTCCACCAATACACAGCAGATAGAGTTACAGAAAAAAGTAGACTTGTTTGCCCACGACAGCTGGGAAAACGGATCAATCACGCTAGTAATTACGGCATGGGAGCCGAAAAATTCTCGGATTCTTGCCTTACTGAAGCTGACCTGTCAATTAGTGTGGCTGATTCTCGAAAGCTTTTGGAGGCTCGCGCCGCCACTTTTCCTGCTATTCCTATTTGGCAAGGGACTATCGAAGCGCAACTTGGACGAACGAGAAAACTCGAAACCCCACTACATCGATCGGGACTCTTCTACGGTCCATTAGATTCAGAAATGGTTAGAAAGGGCTTAAGTTTTATTCCACAAGCAACTGTGGTCGATACAATAAATAAGTTGTGGATACTTCTATCAAAGACAAGTGAATACAATAGATCCTTTAATGTTTTGGCCCAAATTCATGACGCACTCTTACTTCAAATAAATAAGGACAAAGTTAATTTGGTTTTGGGACTCATCAAAGATGCCCATGCCAAACTCGACATAGTAATAAATGGAGTCTCTAGACGAATTCCTTTTGATCTTAAATCAGGCGGGGCTTGGGGTAGTTTAGCTAAATGCAACTCATAGATAAATACTTAAATTACGTAGAGCCGATTAAAGGTTCTGTGATGTATCATCGGTGGTCATTTATCACTATTGTTGCTGCTTTACTTGAGCGTCGGGTATGGTTAGATCGGGGTCGTCTAGGGGTGATCTTTCCTAATATGTATACTATTCTTGTTGGACCACCTGCAGCAGGGAAATCAACCGCAGCACAGCTTACAGTAGATTTGTTTAATAAGATCGAGATTCCTGGTAAGCCAAAGCCACGTCTTGGACCAACGAAGATTACCCAAGCAGCCCTATATAAAGAACTCAAAGACTCAGAGAAGTTATATCCTGTCCCCGGTGTGGGGGATCTCAGGTCTTCTCCTCTATTCGTATATGCCTCCGAACTTGCTATCAATATGGTCGATTTTGGTGGTGGAACTCTCACAAATGAATTAATTGATTTTTATGACTCTAAAGGTCTTTATGTAGAGATTCAAAAACGTATTGTAACTGATAATAAGACCCTAATCCTGGCCAATCCTTCTCTTACCCTTCTTGGAGGCACCACAGAGTCATTTTTACAGTCTGCGGCCCAAGATAAGCTCATTACCTCAGGACTCTCTAGCCGTATCTTGTTTGTAGTAGAGCCTAATAGGGTCTTAAAACAACGATCTCTAGTTAACCAAGACCTAGGTAGCTACCAAGAGCTGATCGAAGCCCTACGAAGCGTTTATGCGTTATTAGGGCCTATTGTTTTTGACCGAGAAGCTGAAATGCGATATATTGAACTTGCAGAGAAAGCTGATAATGATTGCTTTGATGCTATAGGTGAGTTTTACCAGAATTACTATGGTCGTAAGCCAGATCATATAACCAAAGTCGCTATAACGCTTGCTGCAATGAGAGGTTCAAAGATTATATCAATTAGTGATATAGAGCAGGCACTCCAATGGATCGAAGAGGTTGAACCTTATATGATCAGCGCATTTGGTACTAGAAACATCGAAAAAGATGATGATCTCCATAGTCAACTTGCAGAACTTATTCCTTTGGCACCTGATACTATCAGTGAAAGCGGTTTACGAAGATTACTCTTACAGCATGGTAAATTTATCTCTGTTAGTGAGACCGTTACTGGTGTTGTTGAAGGTCTTAAGAGATCGAGTTCAATAAGAGAAACTATTATAGGTTCTGAAAGACATTTTTCTAGGCTTTCCCATGACCCGGCGTAAACTACAGGCTATATCTAATCGGATATGTCAAAAACTTGGTATTAAGAATGTTCTTGTTCGAGAACTAACAAATACAGATGATTTTTTAGGACTCTTTTTCGGATATTGCTGTCAGACAAAAAAAGATATTTTTATTTATATGAGATTTAAAAATACTAACAAAAAAAGATATACAACTCGTTTTTTACTTAGTCTCTATTCTCATGAATTGGCACATGGAGTTTTGAGATCTCCATATCATGGCCGCAAGTTTAAGTTGACACACAGACGGATCTATCGTAGAGTAAGAAAAGAGTATGAAGAAAGTTTGTTCTAGATGTAAGAAAAGATGTCGTGCTGAAGAGCTGATTGATTGGATTGATGATTTAGAAATGCTATCACCTAAGTTTTGTCCTAAATGTTATGCTTATGTCTTAGACCATTGGAATCCAGATGATCCAATTGGTGATGTAGAAAACCTAGAGTAATTATTTTTTCTGATCTTCTTTAGCTTTATCGCGTTCAACCTGTAGAGGATCAAGTGGCTGAGGAACTTCTTTGCCTAAACCTTCTAAAAGCTCTCCCACGATCTCTTTAGCAACATCATCAGCTTTGGTTTTAGTCTTAGAACTGAACTGATTTAATAATACATAGATTATTAAAAGTGCTAAAGGAAGTCCCATATAAAGTATAGTTATTATGTCCATAAGTCCTTACTTGACAACTAAAGTTAGTGGTGCTATATTAGGATTACACAGTCAGCCCCTCGAGACCCCTGGTAGTCACAGCCCCCACACGCAGGTAAGTTTCGGGGGGTTTTTTATTTCCGTATTGGCGGACCTGCGTAGGGAATGAAAAAGCGATTCCCCGATTTAGGTGCTACAGACTGAATATGCACCCACTTAGATCCATTCTTTTTAATACAATAATCCAAATCCTCGCAATAAAGACCTCTAGAGATGAGCCCATCTTGAAAGGTATAAAGCCGCATGCCTATAATTCGGTCATTATCGCTTAAATCTACTGCCTGGCATGTGGTGTGCTTACTATTTGCTGCCCCGCCAATGGCTGTATTATATTCGGGGGAGCGATAACCAGAGGTCATTACTACGTCAGTTATTCCTATCTCTTGTAATAGGGAGTTTACTTTTAAGAGGAGATCTTTAGCATTGCTCAATAGTGTGGGATCGTGTGGGGGCACGAGACCTAAATATTTGTCTAGAGTTATTAGTTCAACCACTTTTATATACCCGCAACTACATTTCGATGTGATGTTATTTATGAGGACTTTACAATCAGGACAAGGCCAAATATGAAACACGTTAGAAGCGTAAGCTTAACCCAACTCCGCCAAACCCCTTATTTGATCCAATAATACCCACGTAAACCTCACCAAAAACTCGTCGGTTAATTGAGATTAGGATCTCACTTTGACTATCTAAGTTTCGGGTGTAAAAGCCTGATACCATCCAGTTAAGATTCCCACGATCTGTTTCTTTTAATTTGGAGGTGCTTTTATCTGTCTCTACAGTACCTTTATCAACTACTACCGTTGTTTCTGTACCGTCTGGTTTTTTTGTAGTAGTTGTGGTTGTATTTTTGTGCTCTACAGTATTTTCTACAACCACTGTTTTTGTAAGTATTTTTGTAGGAACGAAAGTATAGCCGATGCCAAAGCCAACAATAAGTGCGATAAATAACGAAATGGCTAAGGCTTTATAAGACACTATTCTACTTCTTTCTCAGGTGTAAAAAACTTAGTAAGTTGTTTAAATAGGTTTTCTGACTCATTTTTAACAATAAATCTGTTCAAAACTGCTCTACTGAATCCTATTTGGGTGGCATCATAGCCATTCATCCACCAATCTTCAGCACTGCGTCGTCTAAATTCAGCTTCAGTCATACCCATCTTCTTAGATGTATCACGGCATATTGCATTCCAGACAGCTTCAGCAAGTTGCATCTGAGATCTAAGATCTTTTCTAGATCCCTGAATCATAGTAGAGTACTCATGGAACATGATAATAGAGTACTTGTGTGCGACTAGCACAGGGCATGATGCAATGAATAAGGCAGCCATAGAAGCAGCAAGGCCATCTACAACACAAACGACTGGTGATTTTGTAACCTCAAGGCGTTTAATCATCTCTAGACCTGGTAAAATACCTCCGCCAGGAGAGTTAACAACTACATAAATAGTATCTTTACCGTTGTCTTTTTCTGCCATATCTTGAGCAAAATCCTGAGATGCCATCGGAGTTATTGGCCCTCTGACATTGACAATTCTATCAGCATTAACTGTTAGATCTATTTCAGGAATAATCTTTAGTGGAAGCGGTCTTAATGGCATAGAATATGCGTCCCCAAAAATAAGCATTGCAACTACAATGGAAGCGAGAATCGAACACAACACACATCTTAAATTCATTCTAAGTACCTCACTATAAACCTTTATTTTAACACATTTTTCTTAAAACACCAATTAACTTGGCTTTTTAAGAAAGTAACTAACCGCGGCAGAACCTAAGGCTACTGCGGCACTCACAATACCACTCCATACAAGACTGGCGCTAGTTGTGATAACTTTATTCTTTTCTTCTAGCTTAGATATGGCTACCTTGATGTTGCCTAGGTTTTGAGCATCTTCAAGAGTATGTGCGCTAAATGTGTTAACTAATTTTTCCATATTTCTATTCATATCTCGCTGCATCTGCTTGATTTCATTGATAGATTGGATTAGAAAGTAATCTCTGTCGTGATCATCATTCATAAAGTCCTTTACACCAGTAAGTCCTTGTGATATTGTTTAGGTATGACATTTACCATAACTACAGTAGCAATCTTGTACGCAGTCTTCATGGTTATTTTTGAGAACTGGTCTGATCATTAGCATCTTCATATGCTTTTGCATAATCTGGATTATTATCCAATTGCTGTAAATGCCACTCAACTAGTCCCTGATATCCTCGTTGTGCTGCCACATTGAGCATTACTCTACCAAACTTACCCATATCAGCCGCAGCACCTAAAAGCTTAGATCCTAATTTTGTTACTGCCGCAGCAGATGTTTTACCCACAGCAGAGTTAGCCGCAGTATATGCAATATCTGCCGCAAGCACGGGTTTTCCTAAAGCAGCTGCTCCGATATGTTGTGCACCACTTAAAACTGCACTTAATTTAGATGGATTCTTTGATAACTTAGCATCAATAGCATCTTTGGCAGTTTTAAGTTTATTGTATGCACTGGATGCTTCTTTTACTTGATCTAAAAGCTCAGGAGAAGCACCAGATTGCTCAGCAAGAGATATATTATTACGACGAAGAGCAAAACCAGCTTGAACGTCTGTTTTTGTTGCATCTAAAGAAGCTTTATCCCACGCTTTCTTTTGAATATCTGTAGCAATGTTAGCAATATCTTGATGAGTGTATAATTTTTTTGGATCAAATCGATCTTCTAAAGTATTTCGCATACTAGTTTGAAGATTCTTTCCAGGCTCAATTCCAGTTGTTTCTTTATATGTTTTCATCCAATCATCAAAAGTGCTATTAATAACATTATCACCTGTCTGGGCAGTATTAAGTGATTTATCGATTTCTTTATATCCCAATCCTAACTTACTTCCTGCTACATTGACTGCTTCTGATAGCTTTTCACCCAATTTACGCATAGTACGTGGAAGTTCAGTTAGCCCATACTCATCCATTACTTGACCAAGTTTTTGAGCACCTTGAACACCCCCAATTTTGGTCATTGCTTTTTCAGACAAACCGATTGCTTTTGTACCAAGCCATTGGGAAGTATTTTTAAGAGCTTCTCCTCCTGCCTTAAGTGCCATCGGAACAAGTTCATCAAATGCAGGTTGGGTGCCGGCGACATTAATTGCTTGACCAGTTAAATCACTGGCTGCTGAAAGTGTGGGATTTTCTGCTTTTACTGTTTCTAGTTGCTGAGAATAAGAATTGCCACTTTGATTTTCTTTTAACATATCTTGCTTCATCTTGGTAAATTCAGCATAAGATATGGCGTGTTCTTTTAGAGCATCTTTAAGACCTTGCGAGGCTGCTTCACTAGCATTCATTCCAGTAATACCAGAAACGACTTGAGTGGCAGCCATCTCTGGCTTACTTATATTTGTGTCGGGATAGAATTTGGATGCCCCAGACGTATCAACCGCAGCTCGTTCCGCCAGTCCTTGGCTCTGGGATGTGGGGGCTTGTGATTCCGCAGATGAGGAATACTTAGACCAGGGACCTTTAGAAGCAGCTACAGAAGGTTGATTCGGTTGGGCTGCATACTTTTCCCATGGGCCAGGCATTATTGTGGAATCCAAGCTTTAGGGTCAGAAGGATCGCCTCCGATAAATTTGAAACCATCCTCAACATCACCTGGCTGAGGACCAGAAGAGGCACTTCCTTGGATTTTAAATCCGGGAGCAATACCTTTTAAGATACCTTCTAAACGACGTTGTTTTGATGGATCTTTAGCGAGAACATCTTGAAGATCTGAAGTGGCTGCATTTAAGTAATCATCTCTTTTTTGAGTCCAAGCAGATTTCTCTACGTCAAGTTCATTTTGATATTGATCAAGAAATTCTTTTGTAGTAGCAGATTGTGGCTTACTTGAAGCAAACTGAAGAGCATCAGCTAAGTTACTTTTTCCTGTTTTCTCAAGGAGCATTTTTACCATCTCAGCAGATCGACCAGAACCACCAGAGACCATCTGATCAATGTTTGACTTTAATTGCAGTATTGCTGCTTTATTGGCAACAACTTTGCCGGATCTCATAGCATTGAGCCAATTTTCTCCTGCGCCAGCAAGTGCGAGTCTTTGTTGAGCCATCTGAAAAGGTGCCCCAGCCCCCACACGCTTACGCCCCTGGAGAGTATCGACGACGTCATTAAAGCGTTTCTCGTCGGATTGTCCCACTTTTCCTTCAGTGCGTTGCTGAACCAAATGCATTGCAAGTTGTGCTTTTTGATATGTGGCATTAGCATCTTGAAAACTTTTTTCTAATAGATCTGCTTTTGTAGGATCAATAAGTCTTACTGAATTAAGAGCTGATTGAGCACGACTTTGAATTACTTTATGTGCAGAAGGATCTTTAGAGAAATCAGATAAATCATCATGAGCAGTAGATAAAACACCTAAATTATCTGGTCCTACTGCATTAGCAAAGTTAACATTATCATTAATAAATTGATCTGGATTAGATTTCTTTCCAGTAACCTGACTCCATGTGTCATATTGAGGAAATAAAGCACCAGAAGCAGCTTTGATTTTATTATTATCTAATATCCAATTTCCTTTTTCATCTTTTCCTAAGGCTGCTTTAAATACATTAAATTGAGTATTTGCCTGCTGATTTTGTGCAGCATCATTCATTTGAGCTTTTTGATTTTGAAAATCTATGTGAGATTGGTCTAGTTGTTGCTGAGCCATTTGACGAGCAAGTTCATTGTGTTTTAGAGTTTCATTTAGGTCTATACTACCTTTAACTGCCTCACCAACACCTTTAAGAGCACTTCCAATACGATTGCCTAAAGATTGCGTTGTTTCTGTTTCGTAAGCCATTAGACAAACCTCCTATAAGGTGCATTAGAACTACTTGCTGGGGTGCTGGATGTGTTATTATATCGATCGATACCACCTTGAACATAAGAACTATAAGGATTATTCTGTCCAAATTGATTTATAAAGGTTTGTGCGCCTTTTTGTGATTGATTAGATTGATAGGCTGCTTCTGCTGTTCCTAATCCGCCAATACCACCACCAGAGTTGTATCCAGTTTGTTGATATACCGTTTGATTGCCGAGCAAACCCATCTCAAGAGAACGATTGACATCATTATTAAATTTATACTGGCCAATTTGGTTGAAAGCATTTTGAGTGTCTGCATTAAGCTGACGAGATGCTTGAAGTGATGTTTGACCCATATTAAACTGATTACCTTGAAGAGTCGAAAGTCCTGCATATCCCTGTTGAGCATTGCTAAGAGCACCAGTAATATTTTGATAACCTTGTTGAGCCTGATTAAACTGTTGCTGTTGACCTTGTAGATTAAGTTGCGCAGCACCACTTACTCCTGAAGCATATTGACCAAAAGCTGATCCTGCTGCACCTATTGCCATTTGAGCTTGTTGGAAAGTCTGATTTTTAAGATCTTGAGATCGCGTAAATAGTTGATCACTTGCATTACGATCAAATTGATTTAGTGCTGCCATTTGTCCTGCTGGTGAAACACCTTGACGTTGAAGATCTTGTTGTAGTTGACGTCTTTGATCTTCTTGCTGATGTTTTAATGCTGGATCTACGTAATCTTGGGACTCCATAGTTTTTAAGTTATCTAAGAATCCTTGATCATAGTTTTGCATCTGGCCAGCTTGTTCTTTAATAAGTCCTGCGGCCTCTGCTGAATTTTTGTCGATAAACCCTTGCTGAATCGCTTGCATTGTATTTCCACCGAACATCTGAGCAAGTTGAGTTGTTGATTGTTGAAGAGATTTCATAGCAACATCATTGGGAAGTGATCCCTGCAAAGTCTGATTGATAATATTTGATCTTTGATTATAGATGTCAATCATCTGTTGATTCTGTTGCATCTGCTGTTGAGTGCCTTGCAAAGATTTCTGAAACTGGCTGAGCATCTGCATTGCAAGTTCTGGAGGCAGGGTATAACCACTAGATGAGGATGATCCACCTCCGCCAACGGCACCGGCAATCGCTCCTGCTGCTGACGCTGCTCCTCCGACTACTGCTGCTACTGGTGGCATACATCTCCTTTGTTAAGTTGCATAACTAACATAGATGAGTCTTTTAATTCTGTTTTAAATCCTAAATCATTATAAAAATGCTCTAATTTTTTATTTGGAGCAAGACATAGAAGATTCTTATATCCCAAATCTTTTGTAATGTTAATCATATGTGTTAATAATGTTTTACAAGCATCTTTTCTTTCTTCTTTTGTGACTTCTGGATTAGCAATAAGAAGTTCTAACCAAGCAACATAAGAAGTATTTGTTACTATGAGTGCCACACTTACTAAAGGAAGTCCAAGATCATTACACAAGATATATGTAGTTGACGGTAGGAAATCCTTTGCTGGATAAGGCATTTTATTTGCTTTCCACCAAGAGCAGATCATCTCATAATCAGATGACTGGTATTTACGAATATTATAGTTCATAAGCAACAAGTTTGCATTGATTAAATGAAATAGAAGAAGCAGTTACAACTTTTGCTTGAACTTTATAAACATATGTTCCTGCTGCAGGAGTATCTATATAAGATATGCAACCAGGTGGTATATTAATTGATGTGGCCGTAGCACCTGTTGCAGCCATGGCTATTTCAAGTTCGGCACCTACTAAACTTCCATCTCTTAAAAATTGTACTCTAGAACCGCTAGTAGAGTCCGTATCTGATTGCGCAATAGTTGAAACTGAGGAGTTACCAATTAATTCTAATCTTACTGGCCGGCCAGACGTTATAATAGTAACAGTAAGATTTGTAACATCTGTATAAGAACCAGATGATATACTTCCACTAGAGGTAGCACTAATTGCTACTCCACCAGTTCCTACAGATGTTCCTGTTGCTCTGGTTCTAGCTGCTGCAACAATATTAGCTGAAGTTGCTGCAATAGAACCAATAGTAAGAGAACCTGCCGTAGATACGTTTCCAAATGTTCCCGTTCCTGTTGATTGAGAAGTGCCAGCAGTTGCAATATTACCAGCAGTTAGAGTTCCAGTAATATTAGGTGAACCAGCAATATTTGCAGTAAGTGTGACAATTCCAGTAACACCTAATGTACCTCCAACAATTACATTTCCAGCAGCATTCACATTACCACTGATGTTTGCATTTCCAGTAATATTTGCAGCAGCATTTAATGTGATTGCAGCATTGAAAGTAGTTGCGGCATTGATTGTGGTAGCCGCATTTATAGTTGTTGCCGCATTGATCGTGACTGCATTGTTAAAAGTAGAAGAAGCATTTACTTTAAGGGTATCTGAAGAAGCATCACCTATATTAACGTTTGCATTAGCATTGACGTTACCAACAAAGTCAGTAGTAGTTGAAACCGCAAGTGACGTAGCAGTAAGTGCCACCACATTTGCATCTTTTGTACCCGTTGCTAGAGCATTTATAGCTATATCAAATTCTGTATTTAATTGGGAGGCAGTAAGTGTAGCTCCCGAAACAAATGTATGTGCTCGTGTAGGAAATGCCATTAAATCTCTCCTCCTGATCCTAAAGTATCAAAATAAATTATCATGGTAGCTGCTCCAAAATCTTGGTTTGCTCCACTATTGTAACAAGTAGCACTGATTCGTCTTCCAAATCCCCCTACTTTAAGTCTTCGTCTTAAGAATCCATCAAATCCTAAAACAAATGTAGAATCCAAAGTATCTGCACCATCTAAAACAGATCCAGCAGATCCCTGGTTAAAATTGAAAGTATTGTAATAGATATCATCAATATATAGATCAAGACTTAAATCATAGTTTCCTAACGCCTGAATCCTCATCTCAATAAAATCGATTCTTTTATCTACTTGAGCAAAATTAACTGTTGATTGTATTTGTGCCTGTTGATTAGCAAGCCACCGAAAATCAGTCGAAGGTATTTTAAACTCAGCAGAATAGCCAGTCGAAGTTCCAATCACCCTATTTGACTGATTAGCTTTGTAGACCACGCCCCCCACACCGGACTGAAAAAGATTAAAATACGTAGTAGTTGTATCTTTAACAAACCAAAGAGCATTAAGATACTGACCTCTATCTTCATAGGCAATTTTAATATTGCTTGGATCATTGACATCAAACACAAGGGCTATATCATTTAAAGTCGATCCACTTTTAGAATAAGTAGCAATAACTTCGCCACGATTTGTATCATAAGTCAATTGACTCCATTTAAGACGAGCAAAATTGATATTTTCTTTAAGCCACCGAGTAAGACGTTTAGTTTTAGTGAAGCACGCATTTCTTAAATCTGAATTTGGATCATTGACCATGTCTAGACTGTAGATGTGTCCATCATGACCAATAAAAACAGTTCCAAGATCACCCGCTTTGCAAATTGCTTTTGGGCCAGCAACGCCGATATCTCGCCGAACAGTGGTAACGGGTGCTATTAGCGAGGTTAACTGATCAGTATCAATAAAGTAGATACCTGTGGGATATTTAAAAACGTAAAGTCGTGTAGTACCTAATGAGTGACAAGCATTGATGTATTGAGCTTCACCTGGAGTAATATCAAATATAGGTAAGGGATACGAGGTTGCATCATTTGGATCGGTGTAGGCAAAGTTGGTATGATCATCGAGGGCTGAAAAGTAAAGTGTGTGGGGGCTATTGTTATTTCCCCAGGCTACAACACGGTTGTCATGAAAAAGTGCTGCGGCAGGCATATTACTACCAGACCAGTCGACACTAAGATTTGTCATATTAGCCATGGTTGTTCCATTTGAATTTAGGATTTGGGGAGTAACACCTAATGAAAAAAGAAGTAGTTTTCTATTGTTTCCCACATACTCTTGACCACAAGAAAGAAGAGTTACTGGATCTGTGAAGGTAAGTGAATTAACTAATAGATCAGAGTCAAGATCGCCTGAAACTTCTTTATAAACTGACCCATCTGACCAAACAGTTACTTGTTTTTGATCTGTAACTGTTGGCCAATAATCAATTCCTGCAAGACAATTTGGTGTATTTGTGACTGCATTTGCATCATAAGCAGTGAGTCCCCCAACTTTTCGGATCACATTTCCATCAAAACGTACATTTTTGGCTAAAATTAGGTCTGTAATATTGATATTATCTTGGTTATCTTCTCCTGTAAATCCACCTTGACCTAATGGAATAGTTGCCACATGGCTTTGATAGGACATTACCTTGTCTCCATTCCATAAACAGTAAAATTGATGATATTTGCTGTATTTGTCTGAGCACCCAGATTACCCACAGCAGTATCTTTATTAAGTGAAATACCACAATGTGAAAAGTCTAAAAGTGTTGTTGAATTGGCGTTAATTACATTCCTATAGTAAAGTGCTGTAGTATTATTATATGTACTTCCATTATTGTCATGAAATATGCTAAATGTTGCTGCATTTGCATCAGTATTGCAGACGAATATGAATGCTACAAGAAGATTACTATTTCTTGGACGATTTACTAAGGAAAAAGCATTAGTATTTGGTGCCATCTTCTGTGATAATAGCTTTATTCCTGGTTTTAATCCGATATCGCCAGCCATATTATCCTGCTAAAGTGTATCCTTTTTGAACTGTGATCATAGGAGGGTTGTTAAAACCTCTAATAGAGACTCTACCGAAGTTTTCATCCGCGGTGGATTGCATACGTTCATTCCATTGGACTAATTCTGAGAACATATCTCTTGCAATTTGTAAGAAATTAGGTGCTCGTGAATCATTGTTTCTGGCAGACATAAAATAGGCGGCTAAATATGAGAGTACTGCACGGTATTTTTTAGGAATTCCCGTATCTACAGTAAGAGTATCTAATGTGCTTTGAATAGGGATAAAGTCTAGTTCAATTCTTTCTAGTTTATCTGGATAAGAATTAAACTGTAGTACTATACTGCCATCAGTTTCTTTTAAAAGAGCACAAATGTTAGGAAATGCTACTTGAACATCTGCTAAAGGATATTGCTTATAAAGTTCATCTTTATCAACAATAGAGATGTTCTCAACCCCACGAACCTTGCTAAAAATATTGATAGGTGAAATTAGTTGGGAAATTGTGTTTGATCCGATAGTGTAGCAAAGCTTAAAAATAGAACAGGAAGCGACTGATACGTTGGCAGATCCTACATAATCTCCATCGATAACTGCTGAAGTAGATCCTCCTGTGTGTGAATCAATTCTATAGACTTCTCCTTCTCCATTGATACGAATAAAATAGTCTGCAACTGAGTTTGATCCATCTGGGGCCGCATCAAAAGTAAGTGCATTTGATTGCATCGTAGCTGTAACGTTTACGGATGTGATCGCTGGAAGTAAGGTTATTACAAGAGGATTCTGTGATCTAGCAAATGAAAATACTACTTCATTTCGAAGTCTTCGTCCGTCATCTGAGTAGTTAAGGAGTCCCCCACCATCATAGATGATCTTATTTGCACGATCTAGGTGAGATACAATATCTGCTCTTTGTGAAGATGCCCCAGAGAGTTGGTGTCCAAGTTCTTTTTCTGCTAGTACTGCGAGTTCAGATGTAGTTTCAAAAACCATTATTATCCAATCTGTTTCATATAGAAAGCATCTTTTAAGATACTAACTAATGTATTTACTGGTAAGGATGATCTTCCTTCTAAAGTAACCTGCTTTTTCTTTACATCATATGTGTATCGAACTTTCATGCCATTACTTCTTTTGGTATCCATCACTTTTTGTATATATTGATAGGTGAGAGTGGGGTTAGTTACAAAAAAGACTTTCTTATATGGAAGATTATCAATATTGTGAACTACCTCGATATTCATTAGAATACGCACGCTTCAAATTTAGGTGTATTTCCATTTGTGCCCCAAGCACCGGCATTTCCATAAACTGTAACGTTATTGTTCGTTTTATTACCAAAGAGTTTTATAGTGTGCGCACCAGCAGAAACACCAGTAAGCCAAACAAGAAAGCAACCTTGAGTGATTTGAGCACTTGAGGTAATAACTGTAACGTTTTGAGGTGTAGCTGAATCTAATTGATATCCAACCATAAGAGATCCAGAAGATCCCGATGACGTTGAACCAAAGAAAGAGAGTAATATTGGGTTACCTGTTGCGGTAACTGAGAGAGAAATTGAACCAATTTGTGCAGCATTGGCCCATGCGGTTCCAACACTAACAGTTTGATCTGCACTCCAAGTCGTTGAAACGATCGTTGGTGCAGCAATTTTTGTATTAATTTGTGCTTGAATGTTTGAAGTAGCACCTACTAAATAACCAATCTCTGTATTGGATGTGCTCGCTGCGTTAATTCCTGTACCTGCGGCGTTAGAGACTAGAACACTATTAGCAGCAACATTTACACTTGCTCCCCCGCCTCCACCACCAAATCTAATTACTGCCATCTAAAATCTCCTTAATTAAATAAATTACCAAAAAAGTTAACAACGGTATTAAATGTACTTTGAATTATCCCAGGATCTCCGGTAACTACAGGATTAGTGGCAATAGCCATCTGAGTAGTTAAATAGTTTGTAACAACAGGATCATTTGCTGCATGATCAGATTCAATTACAATAGTTTTTGTTTCAGGCAAATAAATAACAGCAAAAAACTTACCATTAACTCCTGCAATAAATGCATCTTTTCCAGGATAAGCAACATTAGTTTGAGTTAATGTGTAGGTATACTGTTTAACTGGGTCACTATCCGCCATTAGGTCCGCCTGCATTATTTGTTGCATTTAAAGACAATCTGATCTCATAAAATGTTGATGCTGCTGCCGCAATTGCACCTGTAACACCGCCAACACATACTGTATTCGTTTGAATAGTTTTACCTGCAAGAGAAGTCAAATCTCGTGTTCCTTTGCTAACACCATCTATAAGCAATTCTAACCGTCCAGATCCTCTATTCCATATAATTCTAATTTTATGAGGACTTCCATCATTAAAATCAGTTGTATGGTCAAAATTTTGATCTAACACTGTGCCATCTTCTGCTTTTGTATAGACTCTGATGTTTGTTGTGCTATTATTTGAAAGTTCAAAACCTTTGTCACTTCCATCAGCGGTAGCAAAAAAATACTTATTAGTGTTAAAAGTAGCACTTGCAAGCCACAACTCAATACTAAAATCGCCTGTTCCTGGATCGCAACTAGCCTGATGTGACGAGTTATAAAAAACCGCATCTGAGGCTGTTAGAATCCCAGGAGAAATCCTTTGAAAAAGAGCTCCTGAAGCTACCTGTGAATATGTCAGCGCCCCCACACCGGATTTAGGAAGGGAGATACCTGAGACAACATCTACAGCATTGCCGGATGATTCATTAAATAACCATTGAGCAACAACATTTGGTTCAACATTGCCATCTGTGGGATATCCATTAAAATATCCTCCGATTGAACTTACTCTTCCACGAAGCCTGGCATACGCGCGCTGGAATCTTCGTAAAAATGCCAAGGGTATTACCCCCCGTTTCTATATTCTATATCACACCAATTTTTCGTATCTGCTGTGCTACAGTACGGAACAATTGATGCTCTACCAGGAATTCTTATTTCCCCTTGTGCCTGGAATATGATACTGTTTCCATCTGGAACTAGTTCATAGAAGTCATAAAGTTTTACTATGTTAAGTCCTGATAAAACACCTGCGGTAACAGATGGATGCGTGGTGTATCTCACCCTGATGGCATACATCCCTGAATCAAGACCAACAGTTGTAACAACTGAATCTGTGCTTGCAGTCTGAGTCCAATCTGAAGGACTTAAGAATACAAGTGTTACAGTTCCAGTAGAAGTTACCGTAGGCACTGCTTCTGTAGCAAGAACTGACCAAGCAGAACCATTCCAATAAGTATATTCTGGGGTACCTGCATCATTTTGAGCAGTACCGATAATAAGGTTCACTATATTGAATTTTTGTCTGGCTTGAATCACGTAACCATCATTGTTTGTAGTTGTTGCTATAGGTAAACTATTTGCAACTGCTGCTTGAATGTTGGCTGTTTTATCACTATATGAAGCTGAGATGTTAGCAAGCCATTGACCCGCTTTCCATTCAGCATTTGGGAGTTGAATTCCCCATCCACACGATGCGTTGGCACCAGATGAGTTGCCTACTTCAAATTGACCAAGATAAAGAGTATCTTTGATTCCTGATCCTGATTGAGGACTTAAAACTACGTTATTAGCAATCGAAGCAAAAGCGATCGGTCCAGTACGTGCATATAATTTTTTTCCGAATCCCATAGGATTCCTTTCTTATTTGCCGATAGTAGATCTGTTGATTCTATTAATCATACGATCAATTGGATCAACATTAACTAAACGGTCACGAATAGCCTTAGGAGGGAGAACTTCCGTAGGTGAGGTCGCTGCATAAACTGCTTTAAAGTCTACTGCGGTTCCCGCATCATTTGCTGCTTTAATGAGTTTTCGTCTTTCATTCTCAATCTTAGCAGGAATCGGAAGTTCAAGAGCATTAATCTCTTCATCAGTGAATAATTTGGTGCATTCAGCATCTTTGTAGTATTTGTTTGCTTTTAGAGCATAAAATACTTTCGGCGTCCCCAACGCTTCCAACAGTCGAAATTCTTCTGAAGTAGAATGATCTACCTCTTGATATCCTTTTTCTTCGTTCATTTTTAGTGTGTGGGGGGCTTTGAAATTATTCATGTGTCTCCTAAGTTATATGTTATGGTTTAGTACCCTTCGCAATCCACTTCTAACACACATGCTTGAACAGCTGTTGATCCGCCAGATAATTCGACGAATCTACCAGCAGTACCTGTGGCAGTGTGAGTGTGAGCAGAAAGAGCATCTCCCGTGAACGCAGGGGCTTGAACGCCGATTACGTTTACGAGTGCAGTATTCGCAACAAGTGCAGCACCGTTTGAAAGGGCGTTAACACCGATTACTTTATCCGCTGCTACGTTTCCTGAGTTTGAAGTAAAGGAAATCGTGGGAGCAGCTACGTTACCTGAGGCAGTACCAGCACTGTTTGAAGAGAGCGATACTGAACCGGCAGGGGATTGAAACAGTCGGATTTTAGAGTTCGTGTAGTCAAATTCAAATTGGTAAAGGGATGCGTTTGAACCTAAAATTTCCACAGATCTCAGAACTCGTGGAAGCCCGATTTTAGCTTTGGTTAATGGAATTCCTCCCGAAGGATAGGTTAAAGAACCGTTTCCAAACGAGATCGTACCGCGAGCTGAGAAACCTCTGCGGCCTTTAAATTGTTTATCTTTAATGTTGAAGCTGTAACTTACGTTTGCAGCTACTATATCAGTCATTGTATTCTTTCATCGCGGATTTTATTTCAGAGTTGGAATTGGAGGCGAGTCCGCGAAGATCCCGCCCCCTTTTCCACATGATTGTTTCTAGGTCTTTTCCCTAGCCTCTAAATTACGCCGAAGCGATTAAGAGGGATTGGTTGCCTTCGACTTCAGCACAATATGTACCGATGACTCGGGGAACCACGTTTAAGTTGCTAACACCTTCAGTAATAACGTTAACAGACAGGAATGTACCTGCGTTAAGAATTATTGGGCTGGAAGGAAGCTTATAGATCGTTGATCCCGCACAATTGCTTGCCGGAATAATAATCGTTAACAACGTTGATCTTGCGTTCGCAGCAGATACAGATTCAAGAGCGATATTGCTAACGCCCCCGGAATCGGTCTCTGAAGGTGGAACTGCTAATTCAAAACGCTCAAGAGTCATTTTTACAGGAACCACGAAAAGACATTTGTCTGACGCGGCTGTCTGCATGTTAATGACTGCTAAAGAGTTCGCTGCCGATCCTGATGCACCAAGAGGTGATAAAATTACTAGACTTTCTGATGGTAATGCCATATTTTATCCCCTTTCTATTAACTAGATGTGAAGTGAATGAGTCGTACTAACCCGGCGTTTGCCGAATCAGTTGAAGTTCCACAACCCCAATCGCCATACCAAGCAAGTGACACGAATCGACCGTGATCGTGGGTCGCATCATAATGAATGGAAGGTTCTTGTAATACGGCATAATATACCGCATCTTTAGCAATGAAGACGCCTTCGCCGACATCGCTATTGGTTCCTTTAGAATCGCTTAAACTGTGGTTATCTTCGTAGATTTCCACGTCAGCAATTTTTCCGGATAGGTTTGAGGAGAATCTCTCTGGATTACCAAATTTATTGATTTCCAGAAACTCAGGATCATCCAAGATACCACGAAGTGACGCAGTAGAACATACGAAAGAATAGCTTCCGTTGTCGTTCTTTGGCATCAAATACGTTCTGAAAGCGAGATCTCTCATCTTTCGGATGTGGAAGAAGTTAGCATTGGAGAGAGCTGCTGCACCTGCGGTACCGTTGGTAGCGAGGTTATAAGAAGCTGCCCCAGTGGCAACATACTTGAGCTGACCTGACGCGAATCCGGCTTTAAGAACCGTATCCATATCAAGTCCCATCTGTTCAGCAAGAGCCATTCTATGCTCAGCTAAAAGATCGATTGGGGATCGGTTCATGCCTTTTTTGGAGACCATGACACCTCGCCCACGTTCGGTCAAACTGATGGTTTTAGCGGTGATTGTGAGTTTATCTAATGGAATAGAGATAGACTCGTTAAGTGCCGATGTTGAGGAAGGTTCGGCGAGTGACCCTCTGATTGGAACAGTTACGGATTGTCCGCTCTGAATCGAGATACGTTTAGCATAAGGAAGCCAAATCGTTTTCGCGACTGCTTGGCGGAATACTTCCATAACCTCATGTTGCTGATAAGCACCTGTTGAAGGCGAATCTTGCCAGCCTTGAAATAATGACATAATGTACTCCTAATTCGTCTTAATGACGAAAGAGTTATTTGATCCGGTTAATAGATCGACCATCTAAGAGAGCATCAATAGAAACTTGTTCTTTATCTGCTTTCTTTTCTGGTGCAGAAGAAGTATTAGGTGCCTTCCCTGAGAGACTTAAAGGGGGCTTTTCGTCAGATTTCTTCGGGGTCTGAGTAACAACTAAGAAAGGCTTAAAAAAGTCATCCATTACCGCAAAAGCATCTTTATCTTTACTTTTGATATCGAGAGTTGCCTCAGCGATACGTTTGATCTTTTCTTTGCCTAACTGTTTTACCAGTTCTGCCCTGTCTGCGAAATACTCTTCCCACAGCGCATTGTTATGACGTTCACGTTCAAAATCAGATTTTAGTTTAAGTGTTTGCTCTTTCGAGTAAGAAAAAACCTGTTCTAAAGCAAGATCAATCTCACCTTGAGCAGCCTTTTCTTTGGCTTTCGCTATAACCTGAGCTTCATCTCCCGAAGGAGTTCGCTCTTCTTTGAACTGCCGAAGTGTACCCACCTCAGCTCCGAGTCTTCCGACTACGCTTGACATTGCTTCAGCCCATGCCTGGTGTTGAAGCCTGCCTTGCTCCGTTGAAACATCAAACTCTTTGCCATGTACCTTAAGCAAAATAGGCTCTACCTTGGCAGCCGGAGCTGGTTGGGGTGTTGACTCTTTTGCATCCTGCGGTACGACCGCAACATCCGTTTGTGATTCGCTCATAGTGCCTCTAAATTCTATCTACCGTCGTAGGGTTTGTTGGCTTACGTGTATTAAATATGCTCGACAGCATACCTAAAAATGAATGATCTACACACGACAAATCATTCATACTTGTATTATACCATACAATACCATATATGGCAAGTATAGTAATAACACCTGCCCCCACACGGAAGACAAATCCAGCGGATCTATTCTTTCGGGAGGGAATCTTCGGGTTCAATAGCGGACTTAAACGTTTGGGCAAATTCGATTGTGGCAGCGATTCTGGCACAAATTCGTCGGGCCTGCGCATCCGTGTGGGGGCTCTCGTCATGGATGGAGATAGCCGCAGCACGAATAGCACGTTCGAGTTGCTTCAAGACGGATTGAACCACTGCGTCTGGAAGCCCCTCAAACTCACGTTTAAGAAATTCCATTAATATTTCTTTGTTTTATCAAATGCATCAGGATAGAGTTTGCCGCCTCTTGCTGCTGCGGCATCTGTATCTGCTTTTACTTTTTGATTATAGGCGTCTTTATTCTCTGGGGTATTGAAATCAGGAAGAACTTTTCTAGCCTGACCAGAACGAACTTCGAATTCCTTTTCATCACTATCATTTTGAAACATTACTTCATCTGCTGGTTTTTTTCCCATTACATGCTCCCTGCACTATTAGGATTAGTAAATTGTGGTTGAGAATTATTTGCTTTAGCTTCTTCAGATTGCTGTAGAGCATCATTATGAGCTACTTTATCCATTGCTGTAGCAAAACCTTTTAATGCGCCACCAACTCCTCCACCACTAGACTGTTGTTTTTGCTCTACAGGAGCTTGCGAGCCACCATGTAGATCATCTGATTGAAATAAGTTATTTCCGGCCACGTTTGCCTTCTCTCTGTTTAGCATATGAAATTGCGACTGCTTGTCTGATTGCAGCTTTTTTAGAAGCAGGTTTGGATGTACCAATGCTACCTTTATTTTTGTAACTATCAAGAATTTCTGCAATGTTTTCTTGACGTACTTTTTTACCTTGTCCTGATTTTAGTGGCATTAGTTGCCTCCTTCATTATCTGATGGGCCAGGAGACATATTGCCGCCAGCACCTTTACTTAGTGAATCAAGCCAACTCAAATCACCTACATCTTTGGCCACAAGAGATTTCTTACGACCAATATGTCTTACTTTGTTTCTTTGGGGTGCTTTAAATTCTGGCTTTTTAAATAGGGGTTTTTTCATATTAATCTGAACTTTCTGAATCACCAGGCTCACCAGTTCCGCGCATTCCGCCACCGATACCACCTAATGAATCCATAAAACCAAGATCATCTGATTTTTTAGGACTTTTCTTTTTACCAACATGCCTAACGGGATTTCTTTTAATAGACTTTGATTTTGGTTGTTTTGCTGTTATACTTTTAAACATTAAAATTCCTCTAAAGTTATATCAATAGTAAATCTTCTAGTATCAGAAGTAGTTCCTGTATCTGCTTGTCTACAAACAATGCCTTCTCCTGGGACTAGTTCAATTCGATCATTTATATCTGGTTTCCATTTTTCAACAGCACTTGCAGTATATCCAACGGCTGTGGCAGAGGCGATAGGTAGTAAAGACATTATAACACTTCCTGCGGTTAACGTCAATCCAGTTGAGGCAGTTGTTAAAATGCTTTTAGGTGTAGCATCAGATGTTTTCCTTTTAGCTGCAGTCAAGGTTGCACCCGAAGATGTTCCAGTGAAACTAACTCGTTCTATTGTTATTCTAGGACTTGTTGGAGCAGCTAAAGCAGAGCCTAATTGACTGGCAAATTCAATAGATTTGATACGAATAGTTCCACCAGATCCGATAGGATTAATTACCCAAAAACGACCTGCTGTTGCTGCATCTGCTGCTGCCTGAACTGTCAGAGCACCAGCATGATAGTAATACACACCAGTAAGTGTTTGTTCATCTGTAGTTTTAGAAACAATCGGAGATGCAATACTTACTGGTTGTGTCGCTTGAAAGAATATACCTGTAACCACTTGTGTAGCAGGAAAATTACTTACTGATACTGACCCAGTTATATTTTGAGTATCTGCTGGTTTAGTTCGAGTACTTAATGCCACATCTAAATTATCTGTTTTTGCTTTGATTAAAGCGAGAGTTGCTTCAGTGCTTGCACCACTAGGCAATGGCAAAGAAGATGCACTTACTGGTTGGGTACCTGGAAAGTTAGAAATTGATACACTACCACTGATAGGCTGAGTTGCTGGAAAATTGCTTACACTTACTGATCCGCTTATGGGTTGTGTTGATCCTGAGGTATCTGCCACAACTGCACCAGAAGGAGTTACTTTTACCTCTACATAACCTCCGCCACCACCTGTTGTAAGACCATGAATAACTGTTTGTGAAACAAGACCTACATCTGTGGCTACTATTTGATTGTTTAATGCTTTAGTTGTAAGACCTGAAAGAGTAGTGGGAACAGGGGAGGCTCTTAGTTGAGTATCTGTTATTGGACCACTTACTGGTTGAGTTGCTGGAAAGTTATCTACTGAGACAGTTCCTGTGATTGGTTGTGTATCAGAAGGATTCGTTGGTGTTATAGGGTTACCATTCTGATCCACCAAAACCATTGCATGTTGATGAACTGTATTTCCACCATCCGTGGTTGTAAAAGTGCGTATTCTGGGACCGCTGTATCCTGAATCATCTGGAATTCGTACAAAACTTGATGACATAAATTACCGAATAAAATAAGTGCAATTAAAAGAAACAAAAACATCTTGTCTAGGTTGTTCTGGTTCACTTTTTATTGCAATAGAAAGGGGCATTGTTCCTGTGGTTATAATTGTTGCTTGGCGTTCTGGTTTAGAAGAATATGTAAAAGAAAGTAATCCCCATGTTTGAAATAACTCAATTATGGGTGTAATAATACTTTTTACAAATGAGGGTAAACGACTTCTGGTTGTCCCCCGTAACACAGCCATTTACATTCCTTGTCCGGGTGCGCCATTACCAGCGGGTTGTTCTGGGGATGGCTGCGATCCTTGTGAAGCATTTCCTGGTTGTGGTTGTTGACCACCTGCTTGTTGGGCTAATGCCTGTTCTCTAATAAGTTGTTTCTGTTGAATCATCTGAGACTCTTGTGGAGATGGTTTAAGCTCTTCGATATCCATACCCATGCCTTTAGCGATCTCATTAATGATTTTGACTGGTGAGATTGATGATTCGACTGCTTGTTGGGTAAGAGGATTGCTCATAATCGTTGACAGTAAATTTACCATCATTTGGCCTTTGGCTTGATTTGCAATAAGACCATGGAGACCTTTGCCACCAAATTTGAAAGTACCTGCGACCTGTTCAAAACGTTTCTTAGGAGAAAGTTTCATGAATTGATCTGCTAGGTCTTGACGATCTTCAAAGCAAGATTTAACTTCTTCTTCATCCATCTCATCAATGTGTTGAACGATCTCATAAAGACATTCTTCAGCAAGAGGCTCAATAAGATCATGTTCAATGTCACCACTCATTGAATCAAATACATCTGCAATAGCGGTAGATGCTGATACGACTTCAGTAGCTCGGACTTGCTTGCCGGGTAAGTTACCACTTAAGTCGATCTGGTTTGATAGGACGTTTTCTGCAAATACTCGATCAAGGACTTGCTGCATAGTGAATACTTCTTGTGGGACTTCACCTGTTTTAATTGTGCCTAGGGGTGTGGCATTAGGTGGGCAAGATGCATCGATAGCAACTTGATCACCATCTCGGATACCACCAGAGAGGACTCGTTTATCCGCGATCCAATCTTTGCGATACCAGGTGACATTGTGTGCTGCTTTAAGAGCACCAGCTAATGCGAGTGAGAATAATTCATCTTGAGCTTGATTGACTAAGACACCAGCGTCCATAAGAGCTTTTCTACCATTGCTTGGGGAGCGTAGCGGGTCTGCTGATATGTATGGGGACTTCGCTGACCATCTTTTGTTCTGCATTGGGTCAATAAGAAGCTCTGATTCGTTAGCCATGACACAAAACACGTTCTTTAGAGGGATTTTTTCACCTGATTCGGTCTCCCATTCGAAAATAGTACCGTCTTCATTGAGAATTGTGCCGTAAAAGTTCTGAATTAGGATTTGTTTACGGTGACGAAGCCTTGGAATGTCAATATAGTTGCCGCGAGCAGCTCTTTCAGCCTGTTCTTGCTCTCTTTGTGGGAAAGCCACTAAAGATTTAACCGCTTCTAGGCGAAATGGCTTATCTGCGGACTGTTCTTCAGAAGAAAGCTCTAAAACTTGGTTATAATCGACTCTACACTCTTCAATTTGATAGATTGGGTCTTTAGTATTCTCAGTATCGATAAGAAATCCTTCAAAAGGGATAGCATCAAGGTTGAGTTGCCAGACTTTCTCTTCATCTCTTACCAGAGCCCCCACACCATCCTTGGTATACCGGGGTTTGGTAACATATTTGCTGCCAATTTTGATAGCGATTCTAGATTCCATAAGCCCACGAAGGATAGCATCGGAGATTACAGTCTCAGCTTTGGCATTTTTAAGTTGTTTAATAAGTAAATTTCTTGCAGCGAAGTCGGGGAGGATCGGATTGGGGGGAAGATAGTGGCGTTCTACTGTGATCCATTGGTCCCATTTCATTAGGGCACCTTTGAATTTAGCTTTAGTTCTCTCTGCGGAGACGCCTATTTTATGTAAGTGGATTCTGGGATCTGATTCGCGCTTGTGTGACCAGTCAATTGTTCCGTGGAAGTAGTCCCAATTTAATTTGTTTTGTAGTCGGCGGGGAACTTTTTCATTTAGTCTTGATTCGATTGCACAGCTTAAAATGAAGTCGGCTACTTTGCGTCGCTGATCAGCGAGTTTAGATTCATATTCAGATGTCATTGTCACCTTTAGTGTATAGGAGCAAGCTCAGCGTTCCAGCTGCCGGATTTCGAAGGGCCCCAAATAATAAAAACAGAAGTGTTCTCACATTTGCGACACGAATACTTTTCGTTTTGTGTGAAGCAAGTGCGAGGCGGTACGAAATGGCCGCAATGATGGCAGTACAAACAATCGTTGCTATATGTTCCTCCATCTCTTTTAGATACTTGAAGTAACGGTATTAACGAGATTGTACCGTCGGCCAACCGTTTTTTAACGTCTGTTGGCATGATATAAGATTATACCATATATTGCATTATATGGCAACTACTTGCAGAAGCTATACTTTGGGCGTGTGGGGGCTGGCTTAGCAGTAAGAACTTTTCTACAGCTGCGACAAAGACCTTGGATCTTCTCTAGTGGAGAAAGTTGCTGTATCCTACAGTTTTTACAGACTTTGTGGAACTTAATTATTTGAGAACTTGTATCTGGTGATGGCTGATTCATAATCTATTTCTTCTGATCGATCTGTGTTGTGAGATTTCATGCGAAGGGCAACATATTGTAAAGCATCATGAATATGGGAGAATAGATTCTTTACAGGGCGATCCATTCGTTTAGCCTGAGTGATTTTCTCTGGATAATGGTAGCCTCCTTCAAATCCTCTAATAAGCATTTGGCAATTAGGACTTATCTGAAGTGCGGGTTTGCCATCTGGACATAGGCGCATAAGGAGTTCTATTACTGCATCAATTCGTTTCTGGGGATCATTTGTGGGTGCTGCTATGGGGAGCATGTCGTACTCTCGCATCACATCTGTGCAGGCCTTGCCTTCAGCAGTCTTACCTTCCCAAGCAGCGGAGGGGTCAACGATGTCTAAATAATGTACGTCACTACCATATCGTGAATTGCAATATGAGATTACTTCTGGGGCAAAGGCTCTGGTGTTAAGTCCTTTGTTTGGCATTTCATCTAAGACGTTGAGTCTACCATCTATGATTTGACATATTGCGACTGACTGATTGCCACCGAAATCCCAGCCACGGAAGATGGGAAATAGTGGGTTATATGAGATTGGTGTGGGGGTAATGTGCAGGTGCTTATAGAATGCTTTGTCATAGATTCCTTTACCTGCAAAGGTCTCCCAAGAGCGCTCTACTTCTACAGCACAACGTTTGATACCAAGTGTCTGGCGCTGTTCTTGAATCCACTTAGGATCTCTACGTTCTGGATCAGCAAAGTAATCTAAACCAACTACGACGAAGCCATTCTTAGGATTCTTGTGAATTGATACTCCCATAGGATCATCTGGAAGGAACCGAGATAACTCAGACACACCTGGGACTTTCTTAGTCAAGGCGATCCTCGAGAAGCTTCTTATAGTGAGAGTCTTCGCCAGTAGCAATCATTTGATGCGTAGTGGCTATCGTGAGAAGACCTGTATTACCTAGTGTAGGAAGTGCAGCAGCATAGGTGCTCTCTTGGTCTGCCCAGAAGTCATACTCATCAAAAAACAGGCCTGAGAACCCGAACTGCCTTGCTTGGTCTGGACCTGATGCTATAGCATGGATTAGAGAACCGATCTCTTCAAATTCAATGAGTCCTTCTCGTGATTTGAGTGTGGGCCTACAAGCTTTAGGGTAGATCTCTTCTGGAATGTTCTCATACATTAACTTCATGTTGCGTAAGTGCTCGACACTCTTATCAAACTTTTCTGTAACGATACCGTATCTCTGGTCTGTGTTTGTAAAAGATCTATGAAGATAGAATGCTAAGATTGTATATGAGATCCACATGCGGCGAGACTTATCAAAGATAGTTCTGGGGCAAGCCTCAAGTACACGTATGGCGGTTTCTACATATGGTTTATATCCCGGTAGTCCTGGCGTCATGGGGGCAAGTTTGACTGGGTTATCTTTATCAACTTCATCTCTGGTATAGATGCAGGCTTTAATGAATGTGTAGGGATCTTGTAGAGCAATGAGCCGCTGAGCCAGGGGCATTGCAATAAGCTTCTTTTGGAAGTTGGTATACTTAGTCATTTTTGGAATCTGATTCTAATGGCTCATCATCAAGCAAGGCAAGCACATCATCTACCTTTGCTTGCTTCATTTGCTCGGTAAGATCTTTAAGATTGATTCCTTTAATCTCTTTGGATTCTTTGGCCTTGCCATGCTTTTGTTCAAAGAACCAGATAGCTATTTCTTTACGAGTGGAGGCGGAAGTCATAGGATCATCCCTAAGATCTTTAAGAACCTGAAGAGAAGTGTATTGCTCATTATCGATGATCTCTTTAGAGTCTTTATTACCTGTATGGTATTGTACCGCCTTCATAAACTCTTGAACAGTCTCTTCACTATTGAACCAGCGAGAGATGGTGTTGCGGTGGATTCCCGAGGCGAGGGAGATCTTTTCTATAGACCAACCAATACAGAAAGCTATAGCAGCGAGTCTTTGTTCTGGTCTTAGTTTGAATTTCTCTGCGAGATGTGGGGGAAATTTGAGTTGGGCCAAGGTCTTAAGTTTATCCCAATCACTCTGTGATTCTGCTATCTCTTTAGCATCAGCCTGATAGACAGAGGCTACTTCTTTTTCTTTAGCAACCTTATCAGCACGGCGCTTACGTTTGGTTTCTTGTCGCCATACTTGTTTGAGATCATCTGAAGGGGGATTTTTGGTCGAGTCGTCCACACTACATTATATCACATTGCCATACATAGTTCAACAGAGCCCCCACACCCCGGAAGCTTATTCGTCTTCGTTAACGATGTCTACGAGTACGTTATGTTCGCCTAAGTATTCGGTAGCAATGCCAATAGCTTCTTTGATTGATTTGCAGGGATACTCTTCTAATCGGTAGAGAGGTTCTTTTGAGTCTTGAATCTCTATATACCAGGTTACAATGTAGCCATTTCTTGTTTTGCGGATTGAGCATTCCCACGGTGATTCTAGTCGACCATCTGGATCATACAACATCATATTTTTGCTCCTCTATAAATTGTTACACATGCTTTACACTGGCGGCGTCTATACTTACCAGAAGTTAAATATACGATTCCTTTGGATCGAGATTCTTTTGAACCACAGCGAGTACAGACATCTTTGCCTGCCCCGGTTACTATGCCTACATGTAGTTTTGGTTTTAGATGGGGTGCGATTATTTTGTAGGCTTCTTCTAGCTTCTTTACGTCGCGGCGATTGTAGTGGATCATCTTTTTTAGGGCTTTTGTAGATTTCTTTTCTACAACATCTATCCAGTCGCTAAAGTCCATCTTGGCTTTGCCAGTGCCGGTGAGTAGTTTAGATAAGTAGTCGAGGCGATAGCTGGGTAAGTAGAATTGCTTGCGGATTTGTTTTAGGGTGTCTTCAGACGAAGGCCAAGCAATGGGAGGTTGGTTGTGCAAGAGTCTTTGGGTATTGATGTGTTTGATATCGAAGCCATCACAGTTATGACCTACACAGAGATCTGCTGACTCAACCACCTTGCTGAATGCTTCTATCATATTTGCACTGCTTTGTTCTTGAAGGCCCCAATGTAATGTATGGATTTGTTTCTCTCCAAGCCATTTATAACTGATGCAGATGATATCACTATCTTCACCTAGTACGATTTGCGATTGGTCTACGAATTGCTTCCCGGTTCTCCAACCACGGAAGATTATGTATCTCGTTTCAATGTCAAAGATAAGGACACGAGGATTCATCTAATTTATAGTAACTTTCTGCTATTCACTTGTCAAGCTTTTTAATCTGGCTTTTGGGACATGGGCTTGCCACAGTTTCTACAGACAAACCACTTCTCAAAGGACTTCTCTGGGAGGGCAATTGGGGTCTTATTCTTCTGGTGATGCTTGCAATTGTTTTTACTTTGTGTGGGGGATGGGATTAGTTGAAATCCAGGATCTTCGTTAAACATATCATCGAAAGATTCATCGAGCCATTTTTGGAATTCTAGATCTTCTTCTTTAGTCATAAAAGGTGAAAATGTATTATAACATAAGTGCTCGAATCTATTCAAATAAAAAATGCAGTAGTGCATGATTAAATTCTGCTCACTTTTTAAGTCATTAGATTTATAACTACTATTTAGTTACTTTCTTAAGCCATTGTGCATCATGCACCATCGATAGTAAAAAACTGGCGTTTTTTAGACAATAAGTCCATCAAATTGTGCAAGAAATTGTGCGGCATCAAGTGGTTGATATTATTGGCTTTTTGAATTTGGGTGGGGATTTTGTTTTTTATTTTTGTGGGCGGCTTAGTTTACATAACTCAAAAAGATCAATTATATTCGATAGTTAGAATGGTGATTTCGTTAGCGCGTAGAGAGATTAGTCATTTATTACTACCCTTACACATCATAGGGTCCACCCATGGCGGGGGTGAGTCACATATGTCGCACTACATACGTAATTAATCCGAGACATTAATGTCAGAAAGATAAAAGCTACAAGTTCCAAATGCAAATTCTGTGCCAATTGTGATACGAATGATATGCAGCAGATGCGCTTGTATGCTCAGTCTGCTACGACAATGGCATGAAAAATGCATCAATTCAACTATCAACGAACGAATAGGGATACATAAAAATATGACTCAAGAATGACCATACAAAGCCATACATTTTTTATCTTGCACTGACTTATCGGCAATGTTATTCTCTAATCATGACATCAATAACACAAATACTAATAGAACTGTGGGCAACAATAGATCTTGCAATTAATGAAGGGAGCAAATAACATGTATATCTCATTACCAGCAATTATATTCGCAGTAATTATGACCATCTTATTTAAGGATTAATATGAAAACAAATAACCTAGTAATCATTAAAAGTGCAGACGAAACCTCAAGTGAGCTAGTTCCTTTATGTTCTACTCATTTAGGCAATCGAATCAAAACAAAATATAAGATAATTCAAGGCTCGTTCTTAAATGAATGTGCTTATTGCAAAAAGGTGGCTGAAAATGCAATCAATTAATAACGGAGTCCGCTATGAAGTATGGGAACTCAATATGTTCACTGGTAGACGCAAAATACATTGCATCTTACTTAATAGATCTGATGCAATCAAACGTAAGCTAGTATTAGAGGGCGCAATTAGTAGCAGCTTATTTACAATTAAGGAGTCATTATGTACGTTGTCACTAAAAAACTAGTCGCAAGTAAAAGAAAAGAAGTCTATTTTAGTTGCAAAAAATGTCTCCCAACAAATCACGATGTCTTAGCAGATTATCTAATTGACATCTGTGTTGGAGGAGTTCATTGTGAAGTATGTGCAACAAAACGAAAGGTTTCAAATGGCTAAATACTATATAATTCTTATCATCTGTGCTCTATCGCTCGTTGCACTCGCAGCTTATGCATTAGTAAACATTCTCACAGGCATCTTTCAAGGCTTTCCAGGAGGACTATAACCATGAACCATCTCGCATATCCATCAGATACAATTCAAATGTATAGACAATTAAATAAAGCAAGTAGAGACTATTGTAGAAGTTACAAATCAGTTGACAAAGTAAACCAGAAATGTGTTAGAATGATCTTAGTAGAAAGAGAATATTACGAACAACAACTAGAAGTATGGGGGCATACATGGTAAGAATAGAAACACTTCAGGCATACATCAGAGAATCAAAGTTCAAACTTCAAAGAATTATAGGCGAAGCACAAAGCGCATTTGAAGACCTAAAACAACTAGAGAAAGCATTGGAGACTGTCCATGAAAAAACTCTTAAATAGCACAATTATAGTAGTATCATTAATGACATCATCTTTAGCATATGCACAAAATGCAATCCTCTTTAAAGGTGGTTATGGTCGCGGAGATAACAGCGGTAACAAATTCTTATCATTTGGCCTACAAACTACTCCAATAAGCAAATGGAACTGTCTTAAACTCAATTACGAAGTTGGTGTCTTAACTATAAGCGAGCTTACTGAAGGTGTCAGCTATTTTGGTACACTAGCCCCCACACTGCTTATAAAAACAGAGCTCGGGCTTTATGCATCTGCATCTCAAGGACTCACAATCATATCAGCAAAAAATAAATACCTAGACAATAACTTACAATTCTCTACACATGTATCTGCGGGTCTTTATAGAAACTCTATATCATTAGGTGTCTTTTTTCACCATATAAGTTCAGCTCACAATTCAAATGGTAATATTGGTATGGAATTCATTGGTATTGAATCAGGATTGGAGTTCTAAATGAAAGAAAAATCAAAAATATATCCAAAAGTAGCTATCTTTAAAACACCTACCAAGAAAGATGCAACACAAGTACTCTTTAACATCTTCGATAATGACAACCATTGGGGAAGTACATATATGGTTAATACTGAAGTCGGAGTTTCATTAGTAATTCATCATAAAGGCTGGTCTAATGGCTAAACCATTGCCAACAGATAATTGTAATTATTGCTCATCTCATTATTGGTTCTATACCAAACTTCGGGATGATTACTTCTGTGGCAATCCTAAATGCTCTGCTAGTGGTGATGATAGCTATCATTCATACCAACAAAACCAAAATCCAATTACTCAAATACCATCAGATAAATGCACTAGTTGCGGTAGAATCGAATGGAAATCATATGAAATCTATTCTAGTGATTTCTATTGTCAATACTGTTGGGATTATAACTTAATCAATCATGCATATAGCAAACAATCAAAAAAGACTGCCTATGGAGTTCATCAACATGTTCCTGGAATGACCCCAATTAGAAATCCAAAGAAAGAAAACAAAATATATGTCATTTGTCGTGATTGCGGCGATGATTTAGAGGAGTTTAATTCATGAAAACAAAAAAAGTAACTATTGTTCCTACTTTTAATAAAGAATTACTTAAACAACTAAAACCCGGTAAAAAACTAACATGTGAGATTAACATAGTTAGCTGTCCAGACCCACGACAAAAAGGACTATGGCTCATGTTTCCATTAAATTTAGGTGTTAGTCATTTGATTCCAATACCAGGAACATTAGATTGGGATTATGAACCACCTAATGAAAGAGAGATAAACTAATGAAACGAGAAATAAAAAATGAAGAAATTATATTACGTAAGTTATTCACACTCCCTGAAGTAGCTCGCGATTACATCCGTATTTGTGTTGAGCCCCATGATTGGGTATCGACCATAGAACATCTTTATGAAGACTTCCACACCAAAGTCATCGAAGAAACTCTCAATTAAAGACCTCATAAAAGAACTCGGCGAAGCTACAGTTTACCGCATTCTTATTCGTTATTATAACAAAAAGCACTCATCCAAAGTTGTTCTTCGTGTGGGGGCTGATGACAATAACAGAAGTAAAAAAGTATCCGCTAACCAGCGTCTTTCTGCCTCAGAAATTGATCTAGAATTGCTCAAAAAAAGCTTATTTCGATAAAAATAAAAACGCATATAAACGATCTGAGTATATATGGTCACATATGGTCATTGGACTTATTTGTTAGATTCGTTATTATAACAGTAACAAGGGTACCAAACAGTGAAAAAAGTGGGATGAGAAAGAGAGAGATGTAAGTTATTGATTTTATTATATATTTTTTGGTTATACCCCCCTTTTCGTTTTCACAAAATTACTTTCCAACACTTTGATCCCACTAGAAAATACCCCAAAACTATGCTGTACCCTTGTTACTATTATAATAAGGAATATTTTAAAAATAAGGCTTGACAAAGGAGACTTACTGCTTCAGAATCGAAAGTATATGGAAAAGAAAATTCCTAAAACTACAATGACCGTATGTGTGTCCGAGCCACTTAAATTTGCCGTTGAAAGAGTAGCAGCAAAGGAAGGTATTTCTCTATCAGTTGCAGTGGCTAAGTTACTACTTCGGGCTCTTGGAAAAGATGAATCAGAGGCGTTAGAAAATACAAGAAAACAAAGAAACTATGTCGAATCTACAGGCGCAATACAATTAAAACAAATGGATATGCCTTGGCCTAAAGATATCCTAGCCATAATGGATTATCCATATAGAAATTGGCATCATTATAACATTTTGCTTGATCAAAAGCGTTGGGGAATACATTCGCCTGGACGAGATGATGCAACATGTCCCTCTGATTGCTCTGGCCCAGACTCTAAATATCACGAAGAAATTACTCCTCAAGAAAAAGATGCTATTAAGAAGTATCGAGATAAATTCGGAATTAATTAATGAAAAAAGAACTTAAATTTATAAGTTTAATCCTTATTGGAAACCTTGTTTTTGGTATTGGAATCTATTTCAAACTAAAGCCAACCTATGAGATCACTCCCAAACCACTTCCACTTTATGCAAACGCAGAACAAATTTATACCGATTATGCCAGAGGCTATACAACACTAATCAATTGTAATTACTTTCGAAAGACTTATCCCAGATATAGAAAAGTACTTATTAAACATAACGAAGTCTTTTTTGCATACTCAACAGACCCCATCATGAAAGACAACTACGCTGTCACAATTACTGAAGAAAACACAATCTATCTAAGCGACAATTTCTTTGCGGTAAAAGACGCAGCCTATAGAGAAGGAATCATTGGTCATGAACTTATGCATATCATTGGAATGCCAAACCATAAAAATGACAATATGAGTCGTGCAGACATAATCAAAGACGCAATATACATAACCGAACACTGGTGCTATCATGGTGACCATCCATGGACTGGAAACGATTAAATGCAAATGCACTGGGACCACACAATCGATACCTTCGGACTCGGTATAATTGTATCAGTTTCATTAATATATTTACTTTTCAAAATTCGTAATTATATTAAAGAGTTAGAAACAACTTTACTTAATCGTATTGTTCAAAATGAAGAAAAAAAGTACGGTTTAGAATTAGAGAAACTTCGCGTATTATCGGCTATAGTAGACGAGTTAGCAAAAGGCAACCGAGGTAAGCTTAATCGATGAGAAAGCCCTGGAATAGCCTTTTAAACGAAGAGAAAGAGGCATTTGTAAGAGAGCGCAGAGAGCGGCGTGCTTATAGAACTAAAGACCAAATTAAAGCACTCACAGTCGATTCTATAGCAAGAGCATGGAACATTCCAGTAACAAAAGTTATCGAAAAAGTATTGCAATTGCCAAAGAAAGATGCTAAGGTAGAAACAAATGAGTAACATTGTTCGCAATGTTTCAGTACATCAACGCCTTAAAGCCATAGAAACTGAGCTGTCAATTCATTCTATGACTATTAAAGCTCTTGATAATTACTTATGCTTACTCGAAGCAGTCCTTCTTCTAGCTAAGGTTTGTACCAAAGAAGATCTTGACAAATTGCGTACTGAAGTCTTACGAAAGCAGAATGAGCCCAAAATCGAAACTCCGAAAGTAACTTTATGAACCCTAAAATTCTATTAGGTCTTGGCCTCTTTTCTCTTTTGGCCTTGGGTGTGGGGGTAGTGATTCAAGATACAGTGCTAATACTACTTAATTCAATTTCACTCATCCTTATTGGATATTTCGGCCAGGAAATACTTAAATGAAACTTTATATCGATTATAGTACTCTTACACTCTGGCGCCTCTGTCCTCAAAAATTTATATTTAATTCCAAACTTAATATCCAAGGTGGTGCAACCGATGCTCTCAACTTCGGCACACTTATCCACTTAGGAACCGAACTATTTGGTGTTGCTTCACAAAACCCATCTTTTGAGTTACCTACTAAAGAAGCTGCCTACCAAGAAATTGAAGCTCTCGCAGTAGCAAAACAAGTTCCAGATGTGCGATTGGTAACAAATCCGTTACTTAAGGTTCTTAACCAAGTTGCTGAAGAAGCATCTCAATATGCACTCTCAAACCTAGATTCCGATGAAAAACGTTCTCTTAAACATGCACTCACACTTATAGCTGAGTATACTTTTCATTATCATCCAGATGCATTGCCATATCGCGGTTTTGAGCACAAATTTGAAATCTTTTTAGGAAAAACTGCTGCGGGTCACGAAGTTTTTTATCGGGGCACTATTGATGGGCTTTTAGTTGATGGCGTCCTCGAACGTAAGACCTCATATGATCTCACCGCATTTCTTGGACTACTTACTCCCAATTATCAAGCAGTGGGTTATGTGTGGGCCGCAAGAGAAATTACTGGAAATAATAAAATTTCAAAAGTAATCTTTGATGGAATTTCTACTAAAGGATTCGGCAAATCAAAAGGTTCAGCTTATAGCAATCAAGATCGATGGACCATCTACAATGCCCCGGAAACCCTGTTCCTACGCGCCCAAACAGTTGTTACTGATTCTCAGATTGAAGATTGGAAAACTCAAACTATTAAAGATGCTGATCGATTATTAGAAGATTGGAAAGCAGAAAAAGTTACACGAAACGCTCCCTCAGCTTGCAACGCATATAACACCAATTGTGCGTACAAAGCTATATGTATGAGTGGATCAAAATCAGTAGAACAAACGTTAATAAATGGTATGCCTAAACAAAAAGATATTTGGGATGGCTTTGAAGTAGTGGAGGATTAATGAGTAGAGGAATACGTATTAAAAAGAACAAAGAAGATCAAGCAAACCTAGGACTTCCTGACTGGATCATCCCAGATGGAAAAGT